TCATAATTCCACTTAGTAATTACAGAAACATCTGCGAATACCCAATCACCAGTAAGAGCATCCCCCTTTCCCCAAACTACCGCACGATTTCTTAAACTTTTATCATCTGCATGGGTGTGTATAGTAATAATATCTTCTTTATCAAAAGAAATATCTGGCACTGATAGGTCTTTATTTAGTTTACCGATTATACAAGTATTATCTGCATTAAAGTACATGTACCATCCACTAAGTTGTAAAAGTTGTATCATTTGTTCATAGGCTGTTACCATACCTAGTGCGGTATCATTAGGAAGAAGGTTGCCATATCCTGTAGAAACAAAACTATAGGAAACCCCTGCTTCAGTAAGATAATGTTCCATCCAATATTTAGTAGTTGTGGCATCTGTGGTAGAAGATGCGGTGGGAATAAAATATTCTTCTAAATATTTAGAACCATCTTGTGCAGTAATTTCTACAGAGTTTGTGGGAAGATTTTTATCAACAGTGTTTATATTATATCTTTTTACTACTACATCGTTTTCGTAAAGTAATATTTCTTTCCAAGGTTGAATATCACTATCTGCAAAAGTAGAATAACAAGTTAGAGAAAGAACTAAGTGGAATAATCCTTTGCCCGTGCAGATTTTATCCTCCCTTTCATAATTAACAATAAAGGGACTCGCATCTATGCTATTTATGGATACTGATACATTCATTGTTTTCTACTTCTTGAGTTCTAAGGAACAAGTAAAACCATTAGAATTCCAACTTAATTCTGATGCAAATATGTAATAATCTACATTATTAATTCCTAAAGTGGGAAAGTTTGCTGTAATTGTTCTTCTTGCAAGATAACTTGGATCTCCTATAGTAGTAAGACTCATGGATTCTGAAAGTCTGTTTAGTACGGTAAGGTTGTAATCAGCGGCCATCTGTGCCATTTCCTGTGCTACAAATAGCTGTGCCAAACTAATAACTACTGTTCTATAGAATCCCGCCGGTAGATAGGGAGATTCTGCGCTTGCCTCAGCATAAATACTTCCTGAACCATAGATTATAATTTTATTTCTAAGATTAGTTCCATTTACAGATGTTTTTGCCTGAATGGAGTTGTTTACATCCAAGGTTCCTATAGAAACGTCCCCATCCATTACATATGGTTTTCTATTCTTAAAGTAAATATTTCCGTCCTCGTCCGACCACAAAATCCAAGTAACTATGTTACCTAAATATGTGCAATAATCTAGGGCAGTAGTAAGATTAACTTCTACAGGAGAACTAGTACCTATTGTAAAATAGGTTGGGTCAGAATCGGTTAGAGAAAGACTGGACATGGTAAGCAGTTCTGAAACCAAATCTTCTAGTGCAATATTACTTCTGGAAAAAGGAGTTTTAGGATTTGTAGACGCAATAAAGTATTCTGACGCCCTAACTAATCTATCGCTTGCCAAGATTTGGTAGGTCATTTCTGGTTCTTTTCTATCTATGCTTTTAATATAACCAAAAAATACTTGTTGATGATTATCTACATAACCTAAGTCTATAGTAATCTCATTACCAATATCCAAAGTAGTTTCTACTACCTCAAAGTTTGCAGTAGCAATTTGGGAGGAATGACTAGACTGAATAGAAACCATTAGGGGTTTAGTACAACCAGTAATTTCTGCAAACAAAGCACTCATTAAGGAATATCCTTGAATAATTCAATATCGAGGTTAAACACAGGACTGGTACAAGTATTACCTCCAGTGAGGTCTATAGTTTGGTAAACTGACTTTTCCCTATCAGAACTTACCGAAGAAACAAAGTAATTTCCTAAAGAACCCTCAGGAGATGTTAAATCTACAGAAGTACCACTAGTAGTTAGTGCATGAATAGCATCCAAAGCAGTTTGTCCCACAACCAATGCACTTATTTTAACTTTGGATGTTTCATAACCAAAAGTTTGATATACAGTACCTAATGCTAATGGCTGAAGGGAAGCAATAATTTGCTTTGTCCCCTCTACAAGTTTTTGGACGTACAGTACATTTCCCGATAGACTCCAACTCATAATTCACCTACCTATAGAACAAAATCTTTCTTAGAATTACCATAACCAGAAGTCATTCTTACTAAGTCTTCTGCTAAATATCTTTTAATAACAGTGGCAAGAATTCTACCATCTAATTGTATAGTAGTAGTATTGTTTAGGTTTAGACCTATCTTAGGAATAATAGGAATATTTTCTCTTCCTCCCCACGAATTTTTCCAAGAACCTTTTTCATATGTATCGGGAAGGGTTATCTCGCCAGAACGAATTATTGCACCAAAAAGCCTGTCTTTTTTATCCTCTCTTGGTGTATAATTTCTGGGGTAACTATAGTAATTATTTGGAAGTCCTTCATCAGATCCAGCAACAGGAGGAGTTTCCTCGCTTTCTCCAGTGAAAACTCCTCCTGGAATACCTCCACCAACTCCACCCTTACCCATAAGATCCATCCATTCTTGTGTAAGAAACACACTAAAGAAAGAACCATCAGGAAGATTATAAATGCCCTCTAATTGTTTTTCTTCAATACCAATTAGTTTTTCTAAGGCCAATCTAAGGGCAAGTTGATCCCCATGAATTACTCCACCAATCCAGTCTTTACCAAAAACCTGTAATTTATCATCATCTGGCATAAAACCAGGAATAGTTTTAAGAGCAATCATTGCTTGATTAGTATACATCTGTAGTAATGGAAATTGTGCAGAAGTAATATCTAGTGTTTGAACATTTTGTTTAGATGCTGCTCCAGAACCCGTACTTATTAGTCCTTTATCTAATAGTTCCTGTGATGTTTGTTTAAATCCTGCTTCGCTGGCCCCCCCAATTCCTCCAGTTAGTTGATAGACATATTTCCCGAAATCATTAATATAAACACCAAACTGTTCTTGACTATCTAGATAAGCATTAATTTCTGCATCAGATACAGCGTTTGGCCCAGTAGATGGATTTAATTGTCTAAGTCTAGAAAACTCATCTGCTCTATACTGAGACACTATTTTATTATAGTCTGCTCTACTATATGCATCTCCTTGATTTACAATAGATGGCATATTTACTCTTGATGCTTGGGCAGCCCTATTTCCCACATCAACTATACCAGGAAGTACGGATTCCAAATATGCTATTTTTTCATTTGCTTTATTAAGTGCTTCTTCTTTGGTAAGTTGTACTCCAGTTCCCATATAGTCTATGGTTGTTGTTGGAGCTATGGTTAGTTTATTAAGTTCTTCTATATAATTTTTGGTATCGTAGATTTCGGATGCCATGGCTGTAATGGCGTCCAAAGCCTCAGGAGTACCATTAGCAACTATATTTAAGAATGCTTGATAAGCATCTGCCTCATCATTAATTCCAGTAACATTACCAATAAGTTGCTCTCCAAAAACAGCAGAGAATTTAGTAGCTCTTTCTTCAAAAGTACTAAGAGAGTCTCTTTTTCTAGTGTATTCAGCAGATGTAATATCCCCCTGTTGTAGTTGGGTTAGTAGTGAGGCTTCTGCCTGTTTTCTCATATCAGTTAGTGTTGCACCACTTGCCTTTAGCTTGTTTTGCTGTAATAGGTCTAAAGATGTTGCGGGCATTCTATAATCACCTGGATTATTTAATTTAAACAATTCCTTAGACACATCAAAAGTCTTTAGCGCGTCTTTAGCGCTCTGGATGTTAAGTTTTGCCATTCCCTGTATAATTCTATACATCATAACATCTTGATCTATACCAAATGCTTCAAATAAAATGCCGGGAGGTGTGGATAATGTTTTTCCCAACATTGCATCAATAGGTGTTTGTTTTCCTCCTCCAAAAAATAATCCTCCATAAGCAGCATATAAGGCATCTGTACCCAAATCTGGGGAATATTCTGCACGATCTGTTGGATTTATAAGACTTTCAGATTCAATTGCCGCCAATATAGTTGCAATATTGCCCTTTCGTGTTGCGGCTGTAACAAACGCTTCCCCTATTGCAGAACCAATAGATGCACCAATAATAGGACTTATTCCAAGTAGTCCTGAAGCTAACCCACCAACTAAAGCTCCGGTAAGGTTTGCGGCGGCTTTTTGTAAAGCAAACGGGTCTTCGTCCCTATTTTGTAGATTTCCGATGGCTGGAAGTACACCAGCTAAACCTATTCCAGCAGCAAGGTTAGTGAAATTAAGTCCTCCAGAAAGCAAATCCATTGTTCGTCTTCCACCAAAGGTCATTGCTTGATAGTCTGTTCTTTGTCTAGATGCTCCAATACCAATACCACTTAACAAAAATCTATCTACCCCAGTGGCTATGGTTTGTGCTGTTAGTGGGCCATTTAATTTGAGTAGTGCTCCTCCAGCCAATATAGACATTAACATGGGACCTGCTTTTCCCATAGTGGATGTCAAAGCATCAAAACCATTGGTAATTCCAGTAACTACATCCAGTGTCAGACCAAATAAGTCTAATAATCCACCCTCGTTTCCCAAAGACATGGCTAAAGATTGAAAAGCATTATTTAGTCTAGTAGTAGATGTTTGAACAGTATCTAACCTTCTACCCATAGCCTCAGATGCCTCTCCATTGGCTGTAGCGGATAAGGCGGCTACTTGCTGTACTCTAGCATAGTTTTCGATAAGGGTAGTAACAGCGGCCTGTCTACGGTTTCCTCCACCACCAATGGCTCTAGCAGTTTCCTGAAATGCAGTATCACTAATTAAACCCAACTGCCTCTGTTGGTAGAGTTCGGTAGCAATACTATTAAAGTCTCGAAGATTTCCTTCTGCATCTTTAGTGGCAATACCTAATTTATTAAGTTGTGCAACTGCTTTATCAGAATAGAATCCTGAAACAATGGCTTTAGCAGTATTAGCAACTTCTTTACCATTAGCAACACCCGTTTCTGCAATAGCGGCTAAAAGACCGTTTAGTTCATCTACACTCATACCAGCAGTTTCGGCAGCATCACCAAGAACGGCAAAGCCCGTAGATAGTGTTTCTAGATCTACGTTAGCATTTTGAGTTGTTTTTACCCATTTATCAAGTAAAGATATTCCTTGATCTAATTCAGTATCGGTTTGTCTAAGGGATGCGGCTAGGGTGTCAATAGCAGCAGCCTCTTCCATTCCTGAAAGTTTTGCTAATATTAACGCATCTCTAAGTAATGTAGTACCAGTAGTAATTCTTTCGAAAGAAGAACCTAAGTTACCAGTAGCTCTATATGCTTGAGTAAAGCTATCAATAGTATCACTTACACCAGTTCCTAAAGCATCTGCGGAGGATTTAGCTATATCAAATACTTCACCAACTCTTAGAGTAGAATCAGATACGGCAATCATAGCATTTGCTAATCTGGTTTGATTCTCTACCATATCAGAAACTAAGGTCTTAAGAGCATTTAGAGGCCCATAAATTAAAGCAATGGCAATTGACCACTTAGTTAGTTCTCGTAAATCTCTACCAATAGCAGAAGTTAGGGTTTGATATTGACGAGAGGTATTTTCTATAATACTACCAGAAGGGCTATTAAATAATCTTCCGGTTTTTTGCATTCCTCCTTCAGTAGTACCACTGTAATCTAATTGCTGAACTCCAGAAGAGAACTCTTTTACTCTAGGAGGGCCAGAAAAACCGGCTTGTTCTGCCCACTTTCTAGCTCTTTCATATCTTGCATTGCCGGTATATTCATTAAAAAGAGCGTTTTCTCTTTGCGCGGAGCTATAAATAGAGTTAACAGTATTTTGATATGCCTTTTCTTTATTCTTCTGGATTTGCGGAAGGTTTAATCTGGCATCTAACATATTTTGCAAGCCAGAACTAGGTGCAGAGCGAAGCTCGCTTTCAAAATTGCTTGTTGTTTGTGCAACATTTGCTCTATTAGAAAAAGGAAGACTTCCTGTTGAAGATGTGGGGTAGTTAGACAGAAGTTGGTTCTTTGTGGCAAGTAGTAAACTATATTGTGCCTGTAATTGGCTAGCTTGATTTTGAAGTGGGGTTAGAAAAGAACCTGTGGCCCCATAAGCGGAATCCATTCTAGTTTCCAATACACGAATAGAGCCAAGAGTGGCATTAATAGCTGCTTGTACTTGGGATAAGGTTCTTATATAATCATTTAGTTCTGGACTAGCCATAATTTTTATTCCTCAAATTATCCTTCAATCTCAACGTCACGAATAATTATAGTATCACTACCAGAAGATTCTTTATTTCCTGTAACTCTTTCAAGCCAAGCCTCAAGTTCTGAAGAAGAACCGTCCCAAAGGGTTTTGTCATCAGGGCGCTTATTTTTAGGCAGCTCATTTAAATTATCAATTTGCTGCCGTTTACGAATAACAAAACTTAGTGTGTAAGGTAAGTCTGAAATATATTTTACTTTAGGATCTAGTGGAATTTGTAATGCTTTTGCTACAGACCATAGGGAAGCTATAGCATTACTTCCAGCTATTTTTTTAGGTTATCTGTATCCAACTCTAGAGAAGTATATTCGTTCATTAATCTTTGTTTTATTTCCGGAGCAATATTATCAAACTCATCAAAGTCTTTAAACATTCTAATCTTGAAACTCTTATCTTTATAGATACTAAAGTATACACACATCTCTTTGAATTTCTTAAATGATTCCTGTTCACAAAGTTCATTTATCATGAGAGATTCATATTTCTTTTGCAGCTCTTCATTGGAAAGATTAGAATATTCTTCTGAAAGTTTATCTACCTTCTTTTTTAGATACTTACGAATTGCATCCTCTCGTTTCTTGGGGTAATCATCAATTTCTTTCTGATATTTTTCCTGTTTCTCTAAAGAAGCATCAGAATCTGGTTCTTTAGGAATGTTGATCGTAACTTCCCTATAAGCATCTCTAGTTACATCTCTAAGATTTAGTCCTACAACTGCGTCTACTAGATTGGATTTGTCTACAACTTCTATATTCTGAATAAAAGCCATAGACTCATCACTAGATTTATCTTTTAGTTTTGCACGGAGTTCTGCACTCTTTCGTAGAGCAAACACCCTTGCTCTATTCAAATCTGCATCACCTACTAGTCTAATCCAAATTTTTGCTAAAATATTTCCATGTCCATCAGCAATTGCTGATTCTTTTGACCAAGAAAATAGCTTTGCGATATCAACATCACTCTTCTCAACTGGGGCCATAATCCAAATCCTTTCTGATATTTACAAATGGTGTGGAGGAAAATTTATCTACTAACCAGTAATAAATACTTAGATCTTCTAGTCTTTCCAGATACAACTTACACCTTCCTTATTTTATTCCATAATACTCTAACATAGAACTAATATATGGTCTATATCTTTCGCCACCAGGTTTTGTCATTTCAATTCTTCCCGCGGCAGTAACTCTAATATTAGTAAAGTCTTTACTTCTAAGTGCATCTATTAGTTTTGCTAGTTTTGTTTCACTTACTCTTTCTTCTTTTTCAAATCTAGTCAGAACCTCTATACCAGGATCTAGAGCTTTTTGATTTAGTTCTCTAATAAGACCAGTAATAAAAGCTATAGATTCTTTTACTTCAAGCATCAGTTTAGTAAGAGTGGTTGTATCTATCTTTGATACTGTTTTATCTTTAGATGTCTGACTTTGATAAAACTTTTGTATTGCTATTTGAGTTTTGCCCGTGAAATCTGTTGCACCATTTGTTGGATAAGCAGTGCCCTCTCCCCCCTTACGATGGGCATTGGGAATAGGCATAGTTCCTTTATCCAATATTTCCCAAAAGGGTGCTATCTTTCCAGCATAAGACATCCTCTTTCTTATGGTGTTCCAGTATTTCCAAGTAAATTTTGCGGATTGGTCTACTTGTTTTCTGTTCTTACCTCTACCACGTGTAACCATTGCTGGTTTCCCCTCTCTGGCAGCGCCATAGTATTTTTCAGACCAGAAGTGGCTTGCAATATCGGCAGAGGAGCGTGTACCTAACTCTTCTCTTACCTTCTTTATAGCATTACCATAATCCGAAAGACTTCCAAAAGTTTCGTTTAGGTTGAGTTTTACTTTTATATTACCGTTCTTGAACTGAACCAGTGTGAAAGTACTAGGATTGAAAGCAGCATCATGTAGTCTTTTAGTGAAAAATGGATTATCAAATTCTGGATTCTTTTTTACAGCCAGTCTAATCTGTTCCCAGAGAATTTTTGGTGCTTCAACGAGCGTCTTTTCCAGTGTTGAAGCATCAGTAACTGATACAGATTTTTGTTTCTGAATTTTTGCTAAATCTTCTTTGAGATTGTTATACTGAGTCTCTAATTTACTAAGTTTAGTACCAGCAACTTCCGCTCTTCTTATCAAAGATGGAATCTTACTTAGGTCTTGACGTAAAGAAGTAATGAGTTCATTAGGCATATCACACTAGCATCTCCACATCGCCTAGGATTTCTCTTAAAATTGCTCGAAGAGTGCCAGAAGTTTCATCTAAAACAATCTTACGAAATTCTAAATATTCTGGAGTATCCTTTGATATAAACTCTTCTGCTTTTTGAAGTAATACCGCTTGCATTTTCTTATTCTTCTTATTTGCAAAGGATATTAGGTCAAATAAATTCACTTCCTGAATCACATTTCCCATCTCCAACTCCTCTCTTACTCCAACTAAGCCTCTTTTTCAATAAGATCTATTAAGATTCGGTTAAGTTCTGGAACGCCGCGCATCATGGTTTTACGAATTTCCATTTCCTTATCATCTATTGTTACATAGATGGTATCATTGACTGTTTGTAGATTATCTCCTGTAAGTTCGACCTGTGCTCCGCAACTGCCCTCAAACCATTGTCCCCCAGCCTCCCAGCGCATCTGATCGGAACGCCCCCACGCAACGTGAGCTAATATCGTTACACCAGAGTAGGTAGGGATCCAATACATGCCTAAACATTCTGTACAGAAACTATTTGTGGATTCATTAGTCACGGGATCTAAATCACAGGAGGTACAGGCAGTAGCAGAAGCAACAACATGAAAAACTATTTCGCGTCCGATTACTCCTCTAATTTCATCTATGATTTGTTTTGTGTTTGATGGAAACGTTATTACCACTATAAGATGCTCCTAAACAAGTCTGCCCAAATCTTTGAGATAGCCTTCCAATTATATGTTTCTGAACTAAACTTTTCTATACTTTTTTTAGACAGATCATTATACAATTCTTTATCTGTATATAGTCTTTCCATACAATCAGCAATATCTGTTGGGTGGAGTAAGACTCCAGTTGTCATAATCTTAGACTGAATAAATGGATCCCCATTCTTTACAAGGAGGCCGCAATCTTGGAATAACTCAGTACAAGAGGAAGAATCTGGAACGATCTGCGGTTTTCCAACAGATGCGTGTTCTACATTACAAAGTCCAAAACCTTCTCCCAACCCAGAGTTCGCCCCAACATCACAGGAATTATAAATAAGATTTAGTTTCTCTACAGGAACCGTTTGTATACCAGTCTTGAAACTTGTTACAATTAGCCTTTTGGAAATCCCCAATCTTTCTGCTAGGTTAGTAATCTTTAGATCTGCGTCCATCGTTCCACAGTGCATATAAATCAAAACATTGTTTGGTTTATTCTCAGAAAACAACTTGAAGGCTTCCATAGTTAATTCAAGTCTTTTTCTCGGTTGATTGCGATTGGCGTTTAGGAAGATAAATGCTTCTTCCAGTTCTGGATTCTTAAAAATAGTTTGTCTAGCAACGGTTCTATCTACAGGATGAAAATCAGTCTGATCTACTCCGTGAGTAATAATTTCAAAGGGAAATCCGGGTAAGGCTTTTTCTGCAACTTCTTTACCAAAGTTAGTATAAACTACTGCTTTATCTACCATTGGTATATTAGAATACCAATCTGGATCATGATTTTCTGAGTCTATTGGGAAGTATATTGAAATTGCCGGTTTGTAGTCTAATTTTAGAGATTCTAATTTCTTTAGATATTCTTTTATAACCCAGATGTCATTGAGAATATAAATTAGGTCAAATCTTTTGGTTTTTAGAATTCCCTCTAGCCTACTAAAACCATAAATATCACCATGAACTCCAGATGATGCTGGATATATTGGAAAATCATATGGGTGTGGGTCTCCAAAATAATTGACCCCTAGTCCAGTAACTTCAAATTCATCTTTAGGTAAATATTTTATAATCGCATGTGCTACTCTAGACCAACCTGTCGGTGTTACAAGATCTGACACAAATAGAAGTCTAATTTTCTTTTTTCCAGTATCCTTCATTACTCCAAAATCCTTTCTACTTATTAGTTTCTAGTATTGTTACTCTTCCACCAAAAGCCAGTTGTTTATTTGGATTCTTGAGATACAGATTGAGTTCATCCCAATCTCGTCTTATAGAACCTTCCAGCATACTTCCTGACGAAATATTAGAGTATGAAATCTCTGCATCTCTCCAACTACCCATATTCCAAGCATGACTTTCGAGAGAACCCTCTTTTATAATGATTGCAGCCATAAGAACTATAGGCCACTCATCAGACTTTTGAATAACTCCTTCAGATTCCTCTATGGTAAAAGCAGCATCGGGATTTCTATAAACTTCCTCAGTAGTGGGATCAACCAAATATCTGAAGTTCCACCATCTCTGTAGTGCACCTACTGAAGTTACTAGAGACGTAAGTAACCAAGCATCTAAATATCTATAGGTAGCTGGGTCCGTGTCTCCTAGTTTCATCCGCAAAGTTGGAATTAGGTAATCTAAATCTACGGTAACTGTCATTCTATAACTCCTACCCAACCACTAGCTAACAGGCAGTTTGTTGATTTCTGAGAGTCTGGATTCTATGGCCCCAATAATCTTGACGCTCTTTTCCTGTTCCTTAGCAATAGTAATCATACGATGCAAAACTGCCTCAGTTTCCACTTTATTGAGAATACTCTGCAAACTTAGAAACTTAGAATTAACAATTTCTGTAAGTTTTTCGTCAGAATAAGATTCAATCTTAGGTTCTTGTTCTGTCTCGTCTGGGTGAGTATATACAATAATATTTCCCTCATCAAACTGTCGTCTATTTGCTCTACGGAAAAATACATCCTCTTTCTCTGACCAAATATCCACAATATCTTTTCCGGGAAATTTAGGGTTGGTTTCTAGAATTAGTCCAACGGGTGTTTCTGAAAATGGGTCTAGAACCTGAACATAAATTTTTGCTAAAATTGTTTTCTTATAACTCTTGAATGGTTTTCCAGTTTGCATGTTAGAAAACACTTCTCTACTATTATCTGACACTTTAGAACTCCTTTCTTCAAACCTTTGTTTTTAAAATATAATAAGGATGCTATATAGTTTACCCCTTATTATTTTTAATACCTATAAACCTTTAGAACTAAGTAACTTTCAAAACAAAAATTCCTTCCGCACGATCTACAATCATCACGTTGTTATCGTAAAAGTTCTTTATCTTTTACTTCTTATAGTTTTCTTTCCTATAAGGTCAGACTATATCTTCTTTCACTATTTTTAGTGAGGTTGCCCTGCGCTCGTGGGGAAGTTTATTTCATCCCTAGTCGTTACACCTTCCACAATTTTGTGGCTTGGTTCGGTATTAGCATTACAGCCTTCACCGAGTTCACAGAGTTTAATTTCGGCCATGATTCCATTGAAAAAATTTATATACTCTAATTCTTTAAAATGAACTTGACTGTGGTGTTTGTGGCACAAAGCCACTCCGTTATCTAGGTCAAATCTTTTATCTGGAAATCTTCTTTTTGGATATATGTGGTGTGCTGCCAATCTATAAGTACTATTGCACATAACACATTTATTATGAAATTGTTTTAATATTTCTTTTCTCCAATTTCTATATCCTATTGTAGAATAAAACCGCCTATCTTCCTTTTCTTCTTTCCATTGATGGTTTTTATTTCCAATTTGTGAGCAGGTATTGCAATATTTAGACGACTTTAAAATTTTCTTTCCACATGTTGGACAAACATTTGTTTTTCTATATTTGTCTACATTATCTAGATATTTCTGTCTGCCTCTACACTTTCCACACAAACCATCTTCTTTAAAAGAGTTACTTGTGCCTATCAGTCTAAATTCTTTTTTACACCTAACACATGTTTCCATCTGCACATCCTTGTAGTATCTTATTTGAAATAAGTATATCACAATTTGGGCATTTGCACGAAAGCTAGGTAATTTTTAGTACATAAATCCCTTCGGCAGAGGTGATACAAAGACCGAACTGTTGAAAAATTTCTAGATTCCAATAAGGAGGTGTGGGCCTCATGTCAGTCCATTCTTTATACTTAACATCGCCATAAGTAATAAACTCGCCAACATTTTGTCCGATAACAACAATCTTATCAGTAGGAATCATGGTATTGTAATCATCGAGATTATCATAGACCTGTTCTACAGCAAGCAGAGGTGCACCATAATAACGTCCAAGCCAGCCGGTCTGCATAATTTCCCGAACATTATCAGGAACTTCAATGGCATTTGAACCATCAGACCAAGAAGCACCAAAGGTAGTAATCGGGGTTAGGGCAGCACGAGTACCGATAACAGCTTTTACACCACCGGTAGGGACAATAATACTTGCATCGGCAATATATCCACCCAAAGGAATAGTAAATGTTCCGTCGGTGTAAACTAATGAAGGCGTACCAGAGGGAATAGTCTGTCCTTCGGTATAACCAGGATAGGTAAGATAGACAGTAGCACCAGTAATAGGTGTATTAGCTGCTTCACTCCAACCGCCCCTGCGAGCACCCTGAGCCAAAACCGGCTGAGGTATATACATAGGAGTGGAACTATTGCTAACTGCCCAAGTTAGGCAGAATTTACAACGAGTTCCCTCGTCTGTAGTATCTGGAAGTTTTACTCCCACAACATCTTCTCGGCTACCAAAGTCATAAGAAAAACTATGTTCACAAAGTAGAACAAAACGTCCTTCTACAATGTCTTCAGTAGGAACAACACCAAGCACGTCAGAAAACTGATTGATTTCCATTGTTTTTTATAATCTCCAATATTTATTTCCCAGAAGATTTAAAAGATTCTCTTAGGGACTCTCCTAAACTCTTCGGGGTAAAGTCGGTTGTAATTATTGGGCCAGTAATAGGAGGAACCTTGGGCTTTTCATCTGTTGTTTTAGGCTCAGAAGTAGTAAATACTTTTAAGTCCTGCAACATAAATTCCAAGGTATTCTCATCAAGAGATAAAAGTTTATCTTTGTTTTCTTCAAAGTATTTATCATCTTTCACAATTTTAGCAGAAGTAAATTTCTGTTTGATAGAGCCTAATTTCTTACGCTCTGTTTCAACTTTTTCTACTTCTTCTTTGAAACTCTTTAGCCCAACAAGCTCAGTATCTTTTTCAAGATTCTGCTTTTTTGTTTCTTCAAACTGTTCTTTTAGAACTTCAAACTGTTTTTGTAATTTCTCCAAAGCCTTTTCATTCTTTTCATCTTCTTCAGCCATTTCCTCATTCCTTTCTTTTTCTTCATCAGAAGCAAAAGCCTCAATTGCTGTTCTACCTTTATAAGCAGGTAGTCCTACAATAGTTGCAGCAGTTAGAAATACATTTCTTAAAGTAGTAATTCCGTCTGCTTGTTCTGATGCTTCTGTATCATATGTTAGTTCCCAAGAAAGATTTACAGTCTTTCCAGATTTTAACTCTTCCTTGATTTGTTTTACATCTTCGGGCCTTTCTTTACTCCATAGAGTAGCGATGCCCTTGATTTTATCCTCAACTTGTTTAAGGTGGGTGATTACACCCAATGGGGAAGAATCTTTATGCCCCTTTTCGGTTTTACCAACTGCCTTTTTGACTGGCATAAAGATACCACTATTGATGACATTAGAAAACTCTTCTTGAGGAATCCTCTTTTTGTTTCCATTTGGTTTATCATCAGTTAGGGTAAACCTAATGTAGTTTACACTAGGATTTTGTGCTAAAGAAGCAAAAGCATCTCCATCACTTGTACCATCTAATGATTGTACCATATCTTCTAAATTAGCACTAAAAGTAGCTTTATTTTCCATTATTTATTACCTTCTTAGTTGAAGCGGGGGTTTTAGGTTTTACAACATCGGTTTTTGTAGTATCAGCAGATGTGGGTGGTCTGCTATTCGGATTCTCACCAAATGCTGGAACATTAAATGCCTCTACTTTTTTCTGCTCAGAAGCCCTCTTCTCAACCTCATCATTAAAATTATATCCAAGAACATCTGCCATAGAATCTCTGCTTAATCCACCACTGTCAAATAGTTTAGATAGAGCAGCAATATAAACATCAAATTTATGAAAATTAATTGGTTCAAATTCCACTTCTGGAACAGAAGTAAAATTATTTCTTTTTGATACCTGATAAACTATTTCTTTAATAACCGTTAGAATTTTATTTCTAAAGTTATCCATAGTCTTTATGGGTGCTAGAGAAGCAAATTCTTGGTCTCCTGCACCACTTCTCTCTGTTTCACCAGCAATGAGAATCCTTGGAAATCCTAAAGCAAATAGAATTTCTTGATTAATCTCTTGATATTTCGCATCATTAAGAAGTATAGATATGTCAGGGAATATCCACTTTAATTCTACCACATGTGACGTAAATAGCTGGAATATGTTCTCTACATCGTTATTTCCACGATTTCTCCACAGTAACTGGTTCTTTAGTCCATCCATAAACTGTGTATCTTCTTCACTAGCAGTCATTGGGAATAAATCACTACCAACTTTAATTTGTAGAATAGCACTTAGAACTTTATTAGCAACAGAATAATCTGTTCTTCGTAGATTACGTTTATGCTCTAGAATATCTACTGCGGAAGAAAGATAAGGAGTGGGATAAGCAGATTTAGTAGTAACTCTGCGTCTAATAATAAAAGCATTTTCAAGTAGAACCCTATTCTGACCTGCTTTAATTTTCTCAACAAAGTCTGGATAATAAGTACTAAAAGACGCATAGAGTTGCTGGTCTTCTGTACCATCTGGATATGTTCCAGAATTCCTAATAAAATATAACATCTCATCTGGAACTGTAACAAAATAAGACGGTTTATCGGGAAGTGGGGATGCTTTTATTTCAATAGATGCTGGATCTCGTATCCACATAGTTTTAGGCATAGTAAGTCTATCATATTTCTTTATACCCAAAGATTTTAATTCGTCCTTTGGAATAGAACCGTATTCTACTTCGGGAACTACTAATCCTGAGATAAGATATTCTAATGCCATGTCTTCTGCGAATCCTAAAAGTTTATTTTTCATTCCCTCAAAAACCTTAAATTCGTTATCAGATAAACCATTTTTATGAAACTTTAGGGTATTAATTCCAATATCAATAAGTTTATTTATGGTAGTAGATGTTAGAGGATCTCGTTCATAATAAAATCTACATCTTTTTACCATAGATAAAAAGTCTTGCTGAGGTCCTTTTGTATCTTTATTTTTTTCCCAAGTATATCTCCAAGGATTTTTGGTAACATCACTTGGGTCTAAGGATACAATAGACGCGGTTGCATTTTGTAATTTTGTCATTTATTTTCACCACCAGCTAGCCATCATTAGTTTCTTTTTTTCTACAGCAAAAAGATTATAGTCATTAACCATATAGTAGCTAGTCATAGCACAAAGTAAGGCAGAAGTAAAGTGATCTTCCCCTCTTTTTCCACCTCTTTGTGTAAGAGTTTTGTATACAATTTCTCCTGTAGGAGTTTTAGAATAAGTCATTCTTTCTAGTTCTGTTATCATTTCTGTATCGGTATAGGAATAAATAATCTTTCTATTATTAGTATATTCTTGTAATACTGTTACAGCAAATGGTTTTGTTTTTTGTTTTATTTCTTTCCCATCAGAGTCAATTCCTAAAGAAATGGATGAAGAAAAATCTATGGGAACTATTTTTTTCTTGTAATCCTTATGAACATAATCTCTGTGTTCCAATAGGTTTTGAATAACTGAAACACCAGCACTTCCTCTATCAATTCCTATAATATAAGGATTATACTTAGTGTCTAGTAAATCTATAATTTTTTCTTGTATTGGATAGGTAACTTTTGTAAGTTTGACCTTAGCATGAAATTTAATAGTACCATTACTTGGGTCTTCATACATTACGAACACACAAGATGGCTCGGTGTATCCAAGGTCAATTCCCATAATGCATTGTTTTATCTTATCAGGAAGTGCGGGGAGAATAGATATACCACTAAGAATATTTATTAGATTATCCCCCTCCCTAACTCCATCAAACTCAAATTTGTATACTGGATAAGATTGAATATCAAACGCATTTCTATCAAATAGAGAGAATACTGGTTTCCCATGCTGGCCTAGCCAAAGATGAACATAGTCATCTGAATCTTCTCCACCATATTGTTCAATAGCTCTCTGTCTGTCTTCTTCAGTAAATCTAGGGTTTTGAAAAGAGGATATTCTGTGTTTAGTATAATTAGTATTTTCTTGGTCGGTGTGCCAAAGAACGTTCTTTTCTCGTAATCCTGTAGGAACACCAGAACAAACTAATTTATAACCATTTTGCCAAGTATTAACAATTGGTTGTAACTCCAGAAAAGTAGCAAAAGGGTAGTAACCAGCCTCGTCCAGTATAACATAGGGGGTGTGTAAACCAATTACATTTGCCCCTGTACCACTCATACCAGCAATACGACAGATTAGTTTGGACTGATTCTTTAGAGAAATAGAAAATTCAGATCCATTAATTCCACCATTTCTTTCTATATAGTTTTGTAATAGAGAATTAGATCTAAACATTCTGGTAAGATTAGCAAAAACAGGCTCTAGATGTACCTTACTTGGAACTGTATACACAACATAGTTATCTGGAAAGATGTTGAAAAGTAGTGCCCAAATAATGTTTATAGTTAAAGATACTGTTTTTCCTGTGGCTCTAGATGCCATTAAAGAGACATAAGAATTAAAGTCGCAAAGATACTCTTTTTGGTAGCTAGTTAGAATGAATTCTTCCTCATGTTCTGTTCTATCTAAGTTAGATAAAAACTCTCCGAGTAGGCAAGGATTACGGAAGATTTCATAAACTTCCAAATCGTCTCTAGTGCATCGCTCCTCAATCATGAATTATCCTATTATAAATATCATTACAGATTCTTTTCCAAGAAAATCTATCTCTTACATAATTTATCTGCTCTAAAGACAATGGTTTGTAATCAGATAAGAGAATATCAATAAGTTGTTGTGTTATATCCTTATCCATATCAATGTATATACCGAAATCTTTATAATAACCATATGTTTGAATAAAAGGAATTATGGGTACTGCCCCAGTCATTGCTCCCTCTATGCAATGCATCTCAAAACCCTCTGTTCTTCTTAGGCCGGAAACGTATTTTACTTTTTGTAATAGACTAGCAAACCAAGGGTCTTCCATATAACCAAGAAACTGATAATGGTTATTATCCCATTTGAAATTCTCCCCGGTATGAATCATTTTTCTGTTTGCACAAACACAGGCATCGAAGATTTTATCTAAACACTCTGTTTCTGCTACATGTCCCGTAGAAAAAATGGTATAGAATCTTGGTTGTGCTCCTATAGGAAAAAGGTCTGGCTCTGCTCCTAATGGAGACATAAGAAAATTAATTTTTTCCTCGGTATATGCTTTACAATCATGAAAAGAAATTATTAATTTACACTGCTTCCATAACTCTACCCATTTTTCTAGAGAAATTCCGGTAGTAAATAAGCACTGTTGCTGGATAACTACATTAGACAAAGAGTTCTTATTTACTAAATAGTCGTACTCTGCTTTTCCAACAACCTGAACTATTTCAACATCTGCATTACTACTAACCCACTCAACATTAGGAAAGTGTGTTTTAAATGCTTTGCTTATTCTTTTAAAGGCTTTACCAAAATCTGGGTTACTATGTTCATAAATTTTCATATTATTAACTTTCTATCGCCCTTATAATAGTTTCACAAATTCCCTTATTATCAATGGCAGGAGACCAAAACTGTTTCATTTTTGTTTTTGGGTCACTAGTGAAAGAACATCCCAGCTTTCTATAAGTAAATGTCACTAGTCTTTTTGTCTCATCAAACCAATTTTGTTTTACTTGAGAACATGTGTGTGGACCAGAATATCTTCCGACCAAAATTCTGCAAAAAGTACTCAAATAGGAGATTTCATTTATATCAAATCCATCTGTTGTTCTAGTAATATCATCCGTGTATATTATTCTTGGATGCTGTATAGGAATTTTTCTAGTTAGTATAAATAGTTTCGTGGGGTATTTTTGTGCAAGAAGGTAGATAGAATGCCCAAAATCAAAGTTTTTGGCTTGTCCAGACAAAACATCTCCATTACAAATAAGAATCTTGTCTTCTGTGTGTTGTTGTAAAAATATATCAATATTCTGGATTTGAAACTTTGTATAATCTATTGTTGGTAGATAGTCTAAAGGAGTTCCTGATAGTTTACCCAGATTTCCTAAGATATCATTATACATTTGATAATTGGATTCTACTGTACACCCATATTTTAATCCATTTTGACCGATCCAAGTATTAATTTTTAGTATATTACTGTCTATAGATAACTTATCAAAAGGCAGATACTGTAATATGCTTATATCAGCGAAAGTTCTAGGATGCTGCCTATGGGCATAAAAATATTCCTTCGCCGGAATGATTCTTATACACTCTTTAACAAACCCCCTGCTTTCAAAAAGATCTCCGGCTCCCCAAGGATTATGAAAAAGTACTTTATCATGCATTGTTCAAAATTCTTTCACAAATATCATCAAAAACCTTAATAAAATTATCTTCAGAAAAAGCATTATAAATGGGTTGTAGTGGCCCAATCCCCCTTTTAATTATTTCTTTGATAGATGAATTTTCAATACAAATTTCTGGTACTAAAGAATGAAGGTGTGAAAACATTGGAACTTTCGTTACAGCAATTGGTCTTTTTACAGATAATGCTAGATCGGTAGAACCTGCAATTCCGTCAGTTTTTTCTGCACCATAAAAGAAACAATTTATGTCATTACTGGATAAGAAAGTTAAAAGCTCGTCGTCTGATACAAAATTTCTATTTATAAATAATTTAATATCTGGCTTAGTAATTTTTTTGTAGCAGTCTTCTATAGTTTTGTTTGCTAAATCCCCGTTTGGATCACTATGAAAAGAGTTTGATATATAAAACTCTATGTTGGCAACATCAAACTCATTGTTAACTTTTTCCACAATAAAATCAAAATTTTTTCTTGGAAATCCAAAACCAAAACTTCCTATTTTTGGCACTATATTTTCTTGATATTCTCCTGTATATGAAAGTAGATAACGAACAGAAGTGCTAAACACACTACTTTGAAACTCTGGTGCAATTTCCACAGCATCCTGTAAGTAAATGATGTTTGTAAATTCTATAAAATTATTGAGGTATGAATATCCTTCATGGATTAGTGCCGTATGTTTTACATCTTTAAATTTATTTGGCAAAACTTTTGTTATAAAGGGCATTGTACCAGGACTATAATTATATAAAACTATACTTGGATTTATATAAAGAATCTCATTTATTGCCTGTTCTTCCGTTTCTATTTCTCTATAGAAATAAAAAAATTGTTTTGAATTTTTTAGCGAGTTTATTATTCTTTCACCATACTGTTGAATTCCACAGGGCTTTTCTTTATTATTCAAAATTAGGATTTTTTTCATGAAATTTTTCTAAATACCATTGTGGAGAAACTATATTTACATAAATCATAAGTAAAATAGGGCTCTACATTTGCTATAAACTCATCAACAAAAAAACAGCCGTTTTTTTCAAGAACATTGGAAAGTCGTTTGTAGTCTTTAGAGGTGTATAGTCTATAATCTTCTTTGGGCTTTGGCGAAAAGGGTTTTCTTTCCTTTTTAGATTCGTTCAATTTTTTTACCCAATATAGTCTTTCCTTTGTCGTTGATTTACTCAGATTCGGAATTTTTAATGCTTGTTGCTCTGATGGAAACCAATTCTCTAAGAAATCGGTTGTCAATATTCCAGTACCATTCTTACACAAAAGATTACTAATGTCTTCTATAAATTCTTCATCGTTTTCTACATGTTCTATTACAGAAACGGAAAAAACCATGTCGAATTTTTTATCCGTTGATTTTCTATATGTATGTAGATCCACGTTTATTTGTGGATCAATCCCCACTACGGAAACTCCTTTTGCCTTTAAATATTCATATGTAACATCCTCATAAGAGCCTACGCACAATAACTCCCCACTGTGGTATCTATTTGTTATATAATCGATTGCAAAAGCAGCTTGTATTTCCGATTCGGGAATTTTTCTTTTCATCATATCAGGCAATGTTTTATACATATCGTCAATTATGGAAGAAAATTCTCCTTTATTTACAGGCAACAAAATTCTATTCTTCATTAAATACACCTTCCATTTCAGCTTTAAAATTATTTTCTGACCATTTTTCATAAAACTCGTCTAACGGTTTTGTTCCAAAAGAAAGAATTTCTGGAATAGGGTGTTTATCTAAACGTATTTCATCCTTCATAAAATGTCTAAACATAGTGCAGTTTGTTATGGCAATTGGTCTTTTTACGGCTAGGGCATAGTCCCCAATGCCGGATAAACCCTCTCCATTTTCAGTGTGCATGAACACATTTATATCATTTCCAGCTAAAAAGGTTAGAAGTTCAGCATCATTTTTAAAGTTTTGCGTGATATTTAATTGTATTCCTCTGTTTGTATTTAATCTTCTACATTCATCTGCAACACGTTTTGTTTCAGTACCTGTCGGATCAGAAAAATAAGACTGCGGCATATGAAGATTTAATACCGCCCGCTCAAAAGTAGCATTCACTAGTTTTGTAAGGGTATGGAAACCTTTTTGGAAAAAGGCCAGACCAAAACTTCCAATGGTCAGGATATTGTTTTTTGGATAAGTTCCCCTATATTTTAGTATGGGTCTTGGAACTAGAATCTGCCTATTGAGGGGTAAGATGTTCCTATCTAAAGCATAATCACCAAAAAATAAGTATGCTCCAATTTTAGGATCTAATACTGTAGTATGAAAATAAAAATAGCTTTTGGCCCCCGTATTTTCAACCATTTTTTTTGTTAACCAATTCATAGTTCCTTGATGCCAATTATATAAAACAGCATCTGGGGAAATAATTTTCATTCTGGATACAAACTCTTGATAAGATTCTACCTCTCTGTAGATAAAATTTATTTTTGTTGAGTCTTCTAGAAGTTCGTAAATTCTTTTCCCCGATTGATAAACCCCACAGGCTTGTTTTTTATGATTCAATATTAAAACTGTTTTCATATTAGTTCCATCATTGCTTTATCTAAATCTGAAATATATTTTTCTATAGACCATTTGTTATAATATGGTTCTAGTGGGGTAATTCCTTTTTGAAGAATTTCTGATAATGTGTTTTTTTCCAATGAGTTGTCATCATTTATGACGTGTCTTAGCAAAGAAACATTACGAACAGCTATGGGCCTCTTTACTGATAAAAGATAATCAGGTGCACTGGAAAGACCGCTGTTCTTTGTTTCCTCGTAATTTAAGATGTTTATGTCGTTTCCGGCTAAGAAGGTTAGCAAACCGTTATCGTCCAAAAAATTACTTGTTATATTTAGTTTTATATCCTTCTTGGTATTATTTTTCCTACATGCATCTACTATTGGATATAATTTGTATCCGGGAATTTCACCAAACCAAGGAATTGTTATGTGCAGATTTATTACCGCATGATTAAAAGATTCATTAATTAGCTTTACAAGTTGGGGAAATCCTTTATAGGTAGAACAAAAACCAAAACTTCCGAAAGTTATAGTATCATTTTTAGGATGCAAACCAGCATATTCAAACAATGGTCTTGGTAGCAATATTCTTTTTTCCTTTGGAACGGAATTTTCTTCCGAGTCATAGGAACCAAAAAATAGATACTTATCATAAGACCCTATTAAAGATCCATCATGAAAGCAGAATAGGTGTTTTATTTCTTTGTATGATTTGATGTCTTTTTCGGTTAGCCAAGGCATTCTATCCCAATGGTAATTATAAATTATTACATCTGGTTTTATCTTATTTACCACATTTACATATTCATCATGAGAGCCTATAATTTTGTAATAGTAATCTACATTGGTCGATCTCGATGCTAAATCATAAACTCTTTTTCCAAACTGAAATACTCCGCACTCTACATGAGTATGATTAATAATTAGTACTCTCATAATACCTTCTCTTCTCGCAACATATTTTCAAAAGCCAACAAAAAATTTCCTGTGCTCCAGTCCTCTTGCATCTTCTTTACTCCTGCCAAAGAAGATTCGGCTAATTGTAAATAGGATTGTTTTGGATAATATGATATATATTTATGTATATGCCTAAAAGTATCACAATTTGTTACTGCTATTCCCCTTCCAGACGAAATTGCTTGGTCTGTTACGGCAGATAGCCCAGGCTGCTTTCTGTAATAAGGGAAGATATTTATTGTGTTTTCTGAACACCACCGTATTAATTCTTCCTGTGTCATATAATTATCGGTTATTCTTAGGTCTATTGTTCCTTTAGCTAACCTTCTTAGTCCATTTGCAAAATCTACTAGACGTTTACATCCTGGGGAATCCCATGCCCAAAAAGCTGGAGGAACATTAATTCTTACTATGCAATTATCTATCTTATTAGCGTTTGTAATAATCTCCTCAAAACGCTTTCCAGCCGTTAATAGTCCAAAACTTCCTAGTACAGGAATCTTATCACTTAATAATGGTCTTAAATTTTCTACAAATAATATCGGTCTGGGAAATGGATAGCCATTTTTTTCTCTTTGCTTTGTTGGATCTATTACCATACAGGCATCAAACCAAGTTGGTTGTGTATATAGTTTTGGAAACATCTCCTCAGCACTAACTTCTAATACTATACACAATTTTTTCCCCACTAGTTTTTTTATACGATCTTCCTTTATTGGTAATGCCCAACTATGCCAGTTAATTAAATAAAAGTCGTATCCGTTTGGAATGCCATAATTTTCATTAAGTATGTCTTCCCTTGATATATTAATAATATCCAAATCATATGCTCTAGAATCTGTAAGAATTCTGCTTATCATTGCTCCCGATTCATAAATGCTACAATTTGTTTTGGATGGATTTATAAAAAGACCTCGTATCATTTATTTTTTATCTTCTTTATAATATGTTTTAGTTACATTAGTAAATTGTCCAAAACCCAGTAATTCATCTATTGCTTTAATTAATTCTGTACGTCTAGCATTAGTTTGTTGTGCCGTAATAGCAGCAGTTAGTCTATCCTTTTCTGATAGGGACATATTCATAAGATTATTTTGGGAATCCCAACATCGGTGACTGCAAGTAATTAACTCATCTATTAGAGTAGCAACGGTTTTGTCCTTTATACTCATAGATTAAACCCACCATTTTTTGTTTTGACGTGGGGAGTGGGTAACATGTATAATGCCAAGCCGCCACTTTCCAAGAAAGGTTTTAGAATTCTATCAAAGGTTTCAGTAAAATGCCATGCTAATACTATAATTACTTTGGGGTTTGCCTCAAAAACTTCTTTTTCGGGAATAATTGGAATATTAGTCCCTGAGGTTCGTTTTCCAAACTTATCTTCGTTTACTTCACCAATAGCTTTAATCCAAGTATTATCTAACCCAAATACTTGAAGGGCGGTATTGGCTTTCGTTGAAGCAGCCAAAGCATAGACATCATTTAAATCATATTGAATTAGAAAAGCTTGAATTTTCTTTTTAAATTCGGCAGTATTTTCTTTTAGTTTTTCTATAGAAACTGCTCCTGTTTCAAAAGCAAAATACTCATCTTTTATAGCATCTTTTAGTCTTTTTGTTTCTTCAAAATTTCCTGGATATGAAATATATACTCTTAAAGAACCACCATTTACTTTATTATATTCTGCATCAAAAAGATGAAGACTGTGTTTTGACATTAGTTTATATAAATCACTAAGTTTATAGTATTCTAAGTGTTCTGAATTAATGTCATCTACCCCATTTACTTTTAGCATGGAATATAAATCCATTAATTGAATTACCCATATTCCATCTTTATCAAGAATAAATTTTACGTCTTCTACAAACTTATTAATATTTGAAATGTCATAAAACATAGCAATGGTTGTAACTACTTTTGCTCTTTTAACTCCCATAGGATATAAATCAGCGGAGAAAAAATCATTTACAAAATAACTACAATTTTTTTCTGCTCTACTTTGTAGATTAGGTGCAGGATCAAACCCAACCCTAGTAATATTCTTATTGGAGTACATTCCTAGCATAGATCCATCATTTGCACCAAGATCTACAACAGTATCTCCATCTTCTAATTCAATTCTTCTTTCAATATTTTCTATAATATCTTTTAAATCTTTTAGCATTGAATTATTAAGTCCAGAACGATACCAGTAATGATCTTTGTACATAAAATCTAAATCTGGGGTATCTCGTAACTGAACTAATCCACAAGATTCACATTCTGCCAGTGCAAGAGTATCCTGTACAGCATCTTCTCCATCTGAAAGAAAATCAGAAAGATAAAAAGTTCCTAAATCCATAACCGTTTTTAAATTCCCATTACAAATTCTACATGTTGTCATAGTTCGTCCTTCACTAACTTAAGATCGTTTTCTACCATCATTTCAACCAACTGTTTAAAAGTTGTTTCTGGATACCAACCCAAGATTTTATGGGCCTTGGTACAATCAGATAACAGAGTGTCCGTTTCTGTGGGCCTATAAAACTTAGGATCAATAACCACATAATCAGTATAATTTAATCCCACATAACTAAATGCTATATCACAAATTTCTCTAATTGGGTGTGTTTCTTCTGAACCAATACAGTAGGTGTCTGGTTTATCCTTCTGTAACATTAACCAAATGGCATTAACATATTCCTTAGCAAAACCAATATCTCGTTTAGAATCTATATTTCCTAAATGAATGTCTTTATCTAAACCCCACTTAATTCTAGCAACCCCGTTGGAAATCTTTCTAGTTACAAATTCTATACTTCGTCTTGGGGATGTATGATTAAATAAAATTCCAGATACACCAAACAAGTCATAAGATTCTCTATAATTTACAGTAATCCAATGTCCAAAAAGTTTTGAGACGCTATAGGGACTTTTTGGATAAAAAGGGGTTTTTTCCGTTTGGGGGGTTTCTTGAACCTTACCAAAACACTCTGAACTAGTTGCTTGATAGAACCTAGTGTCTGGTTTAATCCTTTTGATGGCTTCCAAGCAGCGAAGTGGGCCAATGCCATCAATATCGGCAGTATATTCTGGGGCCTTCCAAGATGTGGGTACGAAACTCATAGCACCAAGATTATAAAATTCATCTGGTTTATACTTTTCTATAATACCAGAAATAGAACTTGAATCGGATAGATCTCCGTATACAAGTTCTATATCATTTAAAATACTATTAATATTAATAGTATTTATTGTACTAGATCTGCGAACCACCCCAATTACTTTATAGTTTTTGCCTAAAAGTAACTCCGCCATATAGGAAGAATCTTGACCTGTAATTCCTGTTATCACAGCAGTTTTCATTTTAGGCCCTCCGCCATAACAAAATTAACATACACAGCTGTAATCCAAGATTTAAATTCTTCTACAGACATTTGCTTTTTGGCATAATTACATTTTTTGCAACAAGGAACTACATTATTCGTAGTATATCCCTTAGAAGAATCTATTCTATCTAAACCATTAGATAACATATGGCCATTTCCTCTGGCTTCGTGCCATCGTTCGCTGGGAGGTTCATTGCAATAAAAGCAACTTTTGCTTATTAAGGAAACAAACTCTTCTTTTGTTAATTCAAAACTTAAACACCTATTTTTTGCAGAATCAGCATATGTTTTAAATAAACCATTTATATGGGCAACCCCATTTGGTAAAGAATTACATTCTTTAGCCCTTTCTAGCATGAAACAACCACAACTTAAGGTATGACCACTTATTAAGGTCGATCTTGATACGGTTTTCTCTGTACCACAATCACAAACAACTGACCAAAAACCTCTACCATTTTTTGTTCCCATAAACTTCTTAACAACGAGTCTACCAAATCGTCTCCCAATTAAATCTGTAGTTTCTGGATATCCGCTCATTTAAGTCCCTCTGCCATAAGTTCGGGATGATTGGATCCCCCGTTTTCAAATAGTTCCTTAGTAGTAACCGTTTCAACATGTCCGCAAACTCCGGTTTCTGTGGGTCTATTACATACAAATCTTAGTTTATTTTTAGATTCTGATGGATACAGGGCCCAAACAGTGGAAATTAACATGTGACACTCGCTACAGAATATCCACATGTTTCTACTCTCTTGAAATTTCTTAGCCTTAGCTTTCAAAGACTCTATAAAACTAATAACTGACGTTTCTTGATCGGACTTCCTAAATTTTCTTGTAATCTTTAGGTCATTCTGAAAAGAAGAAATATCGGAACGTAAGTCCGACATTACCTTTTGAATCTTATCAATCATTACTATATTATCTAGAGAAACTTCTTTTGATCTTTCCTTATAGAGAACTTGTTCATAATCTTCAAGGGAAATCTGAGCCTGAACTAAAGCTCTTAGTGTATCCATATCATTGATTTTCAAATCATTTAGATCATAGTCTTTTTCAAACTCAGATAACTTCTTGATAATTCTTTTTTCAAACTCCATAGAAGGAGAAACATTTAGCACTACTTTAGCATATTTATCATCAAATTCTTCATCAGTAAGATTTCTATACTGTATGAGGTTTCGCATTTTTGTGCGGTTTGGAATCGTTAGTCTTTTCTCGCCCATTGTTTACTTATCCTTCTTTTCTCTGGTTTTTCAGTGTAATTCTTTATAATTGTAACACATTGTTCTATTCTTGACTGTAAATACTGATTTATATCTTGTTTAACGTTTAAAACAAAACAGGACTTGTGAAACCACAAATTGGTGTATGGTCGATCAAGTCCTAACATTGTTCTTTCTTGTTCGTTTTCTATTTCTTTTCCGCAATGAAAACAAATCATAAATATTTATCCAAATCCTGTATTTTATCTATAAATTCAAACTCATCTTCGTACATTTCATTCCAAGGTTGCCTACGAAGAATTACTTTGCA